TATGCTCGGTTTGTCAAGAGCCGCCTTTAATACTCTGATCGGGCGGACGCTGGCTACCGGCTGAAATACGGGCGGTTCCGGGTCGATCTTCCCGGATGCAAGTCGTTGGTGGTACGCCCTTAACAGTGGCATGACCTTGGCCCGTAACTCGCTAGTTGTAAGCATCGCGGCATCTTCGCGGAATTGTGTCTGCCAGGACTTCGGACAACAGGAAAGGATGAAGGCCGATTGTAGATTTATGCGGCCTGAGTCAACGTCCCGCTGTATTACTTCAATCAGTTTGAGCAGCTTGAGTTGGTCTTTGACCCACCCGGTCGGCTTGCATAATACCCCTGCAAGGTAGCCCACAGTCCACTCAGGGTGGCGGGCGGCAAGGCGGCGAATCGCGGCAGCGTACTCGGCTGGCTTGGGGTGGACGGATACGGCGTTGGCCTTAATCCCAACGATCATAGCCTCATCGTCACCAATGCCCTCAAAGATTTCGACGGGAACGGTCGGCCATTCTAAGTCTTTGGCGATGCAGTAGCGATGCAGCCCGTCGAGAATTTCGTACTTGCCGTCTGCCCGTTTGCGTGTTAGAATAGGACGCATCCAGTTGCTTGTACGGATGGCGTCACGAAGCTGCTCGTATTCGAGGCAAGTCGTGTCGGCGAACCGCATAGCGATTTCGCTCTCCATGATTAGTTCAATTGGAACGTCCATAGTTCTATTATACCACGGATAACGATTGTGTCAATAGTGTGGCGAAAAATCATCACGATAAGTTAGCGAGGCAACATGAATACGCGGTGTACGGGTGCTATCGGCTAACCAGCGAAAGTCGCAACTACAAATCGAGTTGCGACTTGGAAAGTTAGGAGTTAGCCAGTTAGTCTTAAAATATTGCTCTGTAGGGAGAGTTGAATATAGGGTAGAATATTTTAAGCGCTATATAGGATGATATTGAAGGGGGTGACTAACTAACTGCTAACTTTGCCCGCAACCCTCGACGACCAAAGAGTTTGTGGCGACTTTGCCCAAAATGCCGACTAACCATTGACAAACGCCCCTACATCCCTTATACTAAGAGTATGCCCGTAATCCGTAACTATCAATGCCCAAGGACCGCCCCCGATGAATGTCACCGAAGTTATCCGTAACTTCCTGAACAACCACACCCATCCAGATTTAGCAGCACTTTACGACCCCGGCATGGAAGTTCAAGTTATGGCCTCGCCCGAAGGCGGCGAGCAAGTTGAAGGCAAGAAAGCCTGGACCGATGGGGTCAACACTTGGTTCAATTTCCGAATCCCGAAAAACGCTAAGACCATTCCCGAATTCAAGGAATGGCAGCTACAGTGGCCGCTCGCAGTCCACGCCCTCGCTATTGGCATGACGGGCTGGAACTTCGCCGAACGCAAGTCGATGCACGTTGCCTACGACTTCGACGCCATTTGCGGCTCGTCCCATCTTGGGACTGGCATCACACAAGAGGAACTTGATCGAGTACGAGAGGCTGCCCAAGCAATTCCTTGGGTGGAAACTCGCAAATCGACTGGCGGTGGGGGACTCCATTTACGGGTGCATTTGGGCAAGGGCATCCCCACCGCCAATCATACAGAACATGCCGCACTAGGACGTGCTGTGCTTGGCATGATGAGCGCTGAGGCGGGATTCGACTTCTCCGCTGGCGTGGATATTTGCGGCGGCAACATGTGGGTGTGGCATCGCAAGATGAACGCCACGAATCAAGGACTCAAGCTGCTGACGCCCCGCAAGCACGACCTGCTTGAAGTGCCGGAAAACTGGCGGGACCATATCGAAGTCGTGAGCCGGAAGCGGCGTAAGGTCCGCGTGCCCGGTCTGCCGGAGTCGGCGCAGGACAAGCTGATGGCTTTGTCCGAGTCCACGAAGTCGGCCCCACTTGACGACGGGCATCATCGCCTCATGGATTGGCTTGCTGAGAACGGCCATACGTGCGTGTGGGAAGCTGACCACGGCTTGCTGAGAACGCATACGGCGTCGTTGGCAGAAGCACACACGGCTCTTAATCTGCTTGGCACGTTCAACACGCTGGCGACTGGACGCGAGCAGGGCGACCACAACTGCTACTGCTACCCCAAGCCCGAAGGTGCGTGGCGAGTCGTCCGGTATAGCGAAGGCGCACGCGAGTCCGATACGTGGATTCAGGAAGGTGGCTGGACCTACTGCTACTACAATCAGCCTAACGATTTCCGCACGACCGCCATCGCTAAGGGCGGTATCCGCGACGAAGATGGTGGCTTCGTGTTTCCCTCAATGACGGTTGCCGGTGAAGTAGCTAAGTTGCTTGGGGCGAAGCTGGACATGAACGGGGCGCTGGCAACTCGCCAGACTAAGCTACGTGTCAGCAAGGATGGTGTTGGCATAGTCGTCGAAGTCAAGTCGGAGAAGGGCGATACTGAGACTGACAAGGCGGGCTTCATTGAGAAGGGTCGGACGCTCCGCAAAGTGCTGCGTGCAGACCTACCACAAATCCCGTCCGAGACAACCAACTTCGATAGTAAGTACCGCTATTTGATTACGCCAAACCGTTCACCGGCTGGTTGGGTGCTGCACAACTCCCAGGAAGGTTGGTGTGGCACGAACAAGGACAACGTAATCTCGGTGCTGATGAACAATGGACTATCGGCTTCCGACTCCAAGGCTGCAACCGGGCAGATTATCGAGGATGGCTGGACCATTACGAATATGCCATTTGGGCCAGAGTATCCAGGCGGTCGTCGCTGGAACAAGGACGCCGCCACCTTTCGATTCAAGCCTGCCGATGAAGATGAATTGCCGCATCCGCATTGGGACAAGATTCTCGCCCACTGTGGTCGTGGCTTGAATGAGGCTGTGCGGAAAGACGCATGGTGCAGGCAATACTCCATTACGACCGGCTCTCAATATTTGCTGTATTGGGTTGCGTCGATGATGCAGCATCCTACTGAGCCGCTGCCATATTTGTTCTTCTATTCAGAGCCATATCAAAACTGCGGCAAGTCCAGCTTCCACGAAGCAATCAACTTGCTAATGACAAAGGGCGTAATTCGTGCCGATCAAGCCTTGCAGTCGCAAGGGAACTTCAACGGGGAATTGCTCGGAGCAATCCTATGCGTCGTCGAGGAAACCGATCTATCGAAGGCTGGCGGGCGTGTGTACGAGAAGATGAAGGATTGGGTTACGGGCCGCGAATTGAATCTGCATACGAAGGGCGTTACGCCTTACATGATTCAAAACACGACGCATTGGATTCAATGCTCGAATATGCAACGGGCCTGCCCGGTGTTCGATGGTGACACGCGCGTTACTATGGTTCAATTCTACCCCTTTGCAAAAGATCAGGAAATACCTTGGCCGGAGTTGAAGGTCAAGTTAGAGGAAGAAGCGCCGGCATTTCTGCGAACGCTCCTTGACACGCATATCCCGCAGTCCAACGGTCGCTTGCGGATTCCCGCCATCGAGACTGAGGATAAGCAACGGGCAGTCGAGTTGACCCGCGACGAGTTGCAAACTTTCATCGCGGAGCATTGCTTCTACGTCCCTGGATACAAGACTGAGTTTAGCGTGTTCTACGAATCCTTCATGGAAACTCTCGGCATCGCTGAGCGTGTGAAATGGACGAAGAACAAAGTCTCGTCGGCTATGCCGCCGAAGTTCCCTCGCGGGACCGGAACGGCGAATAAACTGTTCGTCGGCAATCTTAGCTTGACCGAAGTTGAGCCGGAACCCGGCGCTTCACCGCTTATGCGGAATGAAAAGAAACACCTTGTCCCAATCGTTTAGGACTTGACACCCAACCCTTTCGTGCTATAATGGAGGCAGTATGAGTCTGATCGTAGCTTTTGGACACCGGAAACGGACTGGCAAAGACACGGCGGCACAAATGCTAACGCAGCATTTGACCCGCCTTGCTCCCGAATTGAAAGTGGAGCAAGTCAGTTTTGCCACGAAGTTGAAGGAAGTGTCCTACGAGTTGTTCAAGTGGGGCGGCTTGCAGCCGGGGGCCTTCTACGAGATTGAGGCCAACGCCCACCTGCGCGAAGTCGTGCTGCCGTTGATTGGTAAGACGCCTCGCCAGATTTGGATTGAAGTGGGCAACTTCATGCGGCAGGTTCACCCCGAAGTGTGGATTAAGAACGCCCTATTTGTTGACGCCGACGTTATCATTGTCCGCGACATGCGGTACTTCAATGAGGCGGGCGAAGTTGAGGGTCGAGGCGGTCTGCGGTACAAGATGATTCGTAACTCAGCACCGATCAGCAATGACGTTGCCGACTGCAATCTCGACACCTACGACCGTTGGACTGAATTGGTTTACAACAACGGCAGTCTGGACGATCTTGATTCCAAGGTCGAATCCCTTGCCAACCGTGTCATTGAGTTGAGCTATGCCAGCACTACGCGAGCCGGATAACGACCGTCAATTCTTCGCCCTTGCATCGAGTGATGCAGGGGCGTGGCTTGAGCGTGCAGTAGTTCCTACGCAGTCGGAAGCCTGCGAGCAGGAACTTACGCGCATGACCGGGGAAGCACCGCAAACCTTTGCTCAGATAGCCTCGCGCTATAGTCGTCGCTTTGAGACAAGAATCGCGGAACAAATATACCGGGAGCATGAAGCTGCTCGTTGGTGGCTGCCGGATATGGGCCGCAATTGGGGCTACACAGAAACGCTCACAATGGATGGAGACTTCGGAAGGATAATCATTCCGAGCCGCCGTCGTAATTTGATCGTGCCCCACGCATCGTATGAAACTCGAATGACTGTGAACAGCGACGGACGTAATACGTTCGAGGCCAGATACCCGGACGGGGCCGAACTTAACCTTCGGATTTGGCCGGATACAATCTATGGCCTTTACGTCGGCGGGGTTCGCAATTCTCATTACGTTTCACAGCCAGACTACCGCTTCATTCTCGGCGAATTACAAGCCGGGCGTGGCGAGCGTATTATGATGCGTGAGCCAGTGGACTTCCGACGAATGATGACTCGCGGGGAGTTGACGGAGTATGAGCCGCCGCGAACAACCGCCTACGAACCAACAGCCTACGAACTTCCTTCGGCAGCCCGACAGGATTCACACTTCCTAATCTTGAGGCAAATATGATGCAGTACGTGTTGGTCTTTCCGCATTGTCCAGTTTTCAATGGGCCGGACGTGCATGACGTGATGCTGATTCGCAAGGCCAAACCGGAATGGCAGAAGGGCCGCTTGAATCTAGTCGGCGGGAAGGTCGAGCCGGGTGAGTCTTTCGATCAAGCCGCCGTGCGGGAGTTTATCGAGGAAACCGGCCTCGACTGCTACAACTTTCAGCGGGCCGGGACTATTCGCTCCGACCGCAGCGGCTTCGTCCTTGGAGTTTATACCTGCGACACGGTATGGGCGGAAATAAAGTCCGAGCCACTTGAGAAGGTGGACTGGTTTGTTTGGGAGGAAGTGCGAACCGACCGGGCGCTAATGGATAATTTGCGCGTAGTCATACCCCTGCTCCTCGCAGGCATGACTGGTTGGGAGTTAATTCACGGACGAGACGACGCCGGCCACGAAATCTGCAAGATTGAATGGGAGCCTGCGCATGTTGCCGTATGAACAACAGCCAGCCAACATGAACGGCAACGTACTCGTTGCTATTGATGTTGAGACAACAGGGCGGCTCGCCGGGTTCCATGAGATTGTGCAGATTGGAATTCAGCCACTAGACAGTGATTATCGGCCACTCGCCGGAGCGAGGCCGTTCTACCATAGCATCCGGCCAGAACACCCGGAGCGGGCTGAGTCAGAAGCAATGAAAGTGAGCGGTCTTAGCCTAGATGATCTTCGACTTGCGCCAGACCAATTCCAAGTTTCGGATTGGCTGGCGAATTGGGTCAGCGACCTTCGGCTTCCGTTCCAAAGGTCGCTTGTGCCACTCGCCCACAATTGGGCTTACGAGAAAGGGTTTCTTACCGACTGGTTGGGGTTAGAGGATTTCGGTAAGTATTTCTTCTCGCACCCGCGCGACACACTGACTTCTGCTCTTTTCATTAACGACATTGCCGTGGCTCACGGTATGCGAGTCCCATTCCGGCTTGTCAATCTTCCGTTCCTGTGTGAGTTGTACGGAATCCCACACAAGCACGCTCACGATGCCTTGGCCGATTCAATCTCAACCGCCGAGCTATACCGACGTTTGATTCTGAGTTTCGCCGATGGTACTGTGTTTACTCTTGCCGAAGCGGGCAACTCTGGCAATCCTCAATCTTGAGGATTTGTCCAAGCAGCGGGCAGTCGGCACAACCGCAAGTCATCTTGATATTGTAGGAACCACACCGCTTCAATTGGAGCGTGCGATTCAGGAACTTGCAAGCAGGCCACAATGGGATGAACCGCCACGCATTGCCAGGGTCACGGTTGTAGCCTTCGATTGGAGGCGGTGGCTCAAAGCCTTTCTTCGGGTAGATGATCGACCCGTCTGGCATGAGTCGCCCCTTGGCGAAGCTGGTCTGTCGAGGGGCATGGGTCACGGCTCGTCGCCTCCGTTTAAGTTCGTCGCACGGCACGCATTCAACTTCGTTCGGCATGTCATGCTCCGTAGATAGTATCCACCAGCCCAAGTTCCTTTGCTTCCTTGGCCGAGAGGATTAGGTCGGCTGCGCATTTCTTCCGCCAAAAGCTAATTGGCCTGCCCGACCGCTCAGCGTATATCTCGTACATACGCTTTTGAGTTTTCTTGGAATACTCCGCCCAATTCTGGAAGGTTGTCGGAATGTCATTGACCCTGGACTCGTAACCATCGTGGACCATGACGGTTGCGTTCGGGTAGATGATGCGCTGATCGGCAGCTTGCAAAATGATGCTGCCCATTGACATAGCTGAGCCAACCACGTAGATAGTGATTGGACAGGGACAGGCTTTGATAGAGTCATACACGGCCATGCCGTTAAACCAACACCCGCCGAAGCTATTGAGATATATCGTAATCTCTTTATCTTGAGCGGCGTTCGCCAGCATATGCAGGGCTTTTACAGCAAACTCCGATGTTCGCTGATTCACCCCATCTTCCTTATCGTCTCCTATGTAAACTGTGCGCGACTCAACATGAATGTCGTAGTCGTAGAACCTATCAATACTCTCACGAACGAGTTTCATTTTATCCTCGATTACGGGACGGGTTCGCTGTGGAAACCTTCGAGTGACCTATCTTCCTCTTTTGGCTCCGTGCAAGGTTGACCGAAGTTATCGCTGTCGGGGTCTTCGTCAATTCCAAGATCAGTACACCCACCGAGCAGCCACGTATCCTCTTTGCCAACAACCCATCCATGACCATCGCTGCGTGCGGTGATTTCTTGCTGCTTCGTGTTCAAGAATGTATCTGCCATCACCTTTGAGTTGAACGTGTACTGTTCAATCTTGGATGGATCGCCGTTCGCCAAGTCGCCAGTATCGCCAGCAGTCGTGCCAAAGGAATGGTCAGGTTGCTTGATAACTAGCGACGGGATGATGTAGCGGACTGTCACTACGCAGGTGCAATTTCCGCCGACCTTATCCGGCAACTTTTTCTTTGCTGCATCTTCTGTGGCATCATCATTGCCCGCAGCATCCTTGGCTTCCTCAGCCGTTTGCTGAGCATTGAACGCCGCCTGCTGTGCGTTATCAGCTTTCCGCTCCACACGCTGAACGTAGGAGTTGGTAATCATCCCGTTAGACACCGGGGAAGTCTTCGTGCTAACCGGGCCAGTCGCGTCCTGCGGGGCCTTTGGCGTCGGCTTGGTATCGCCCTTATCCGAAGGTTTCTTGTCACCACGGTCATTATGCGGGCACAAGGTAGGCTGGACTAGCGACGTGTTCGAGCAATCAAACTCGACATTGAAGCTAGGCGCACCGGGATTGTTGGGTGACAGCGGGTGTCCAGGTGGCGCAATCGTATGGAAGTTGGGAGCCTTATTCCGGCTCTGCCAAGAGTTCTGTTCTTCCTCAAGAGTCGGGAAGATCGTCTGCTCGTCAATGTCGGCAGGCCACGCAAAGTTGTAAGGTGTTCGCGTGCCAGCTTTGCAAGGTGTCCACAACTCAAAGTTAACCGTGTGGTCGTTAGAGTTGTAGTTAGCCTTCTCGACGATACACTTCACTGTGCCATCGGCAACATCGGGCAACGTAATGCTCATGCAGTCAAAGGACTCAAAATTCAACTTGTTCACAAGAGTCTTGAACTGCGCTCGCCGCCAAGTATTTGACTTGCGGATCATCCAGAAGGTAGCGGTCTTTTGGACTAGCTCAAAGATATTGAAGCAGTAGAAGTCATAGTCCAAAGGATGCGTGCCGTAGTCTGGGACATTGCGTGCCCGCAAGATCAGCAGGTTATCTTTGTTGACTGCGTAATCAGACTTCCAGTGTGCAATGAACTTTGTCACCAAATCTTCGGTGGAAGTATGGACGATTTTTAGCGAGTTAGGCATCACGTCCGATTCGGTCAGCATACCATCAGCATCCGGCTCAAGGGCCAGATACCGAAGAAAGAATTTGTTGTCTTTCAACCACAACGCACAACGAGCCTGGAAGGCAATTTCCTCCAAGACGTTGATGAGACTCTTTCGCTCAAGTAGAGCGAAGTGCATTGGATAATTGTCAATCAGGTCACGCACGTCATCGAAGCTAACAGTGTCGGTGTCATAGTCAGTGTACGTGTCGATGAACCATTCGATAATGTCCACCGTGTTCGGACCAACTGACGACGTGAGGGTGACGTAAATATCATCCTCCCATCCACCACCCTCTTTTAGATTCTGTGTGCTGAGAGCCTGATTCAAAACGATTTCGGTGACGCCGGTGTAGCCGGTGTAGTCCGTTTCTCGAACAGTATAGTATTCAGGTGGCACGGTATAAAGGGACCGCAAGCCGTCGATTGTACGGAAGGCTGCCACGCGAAGAACGGTCGATGGAAGCAAATTGGCGATGTACACGATTTTCTTGTCGGCATTCATCGTCACCCGCGAGCCACCATTCGCCCAAAAGAAACTGGTTGAGTCAGCAGCATTGTATTTAGCCCAACTTAGCTTCGAGCCAGCAGCATTAACAGTCTGTGGATTTCCAGCGGCATCGACCGAAGCATTCTCTGTCGTAGAGCCTTGGGAGTAGGCGGGTGGTCCGCACTTGCTCTCAATCTCTTTCTGTGTGTCTGACTTCCTGACACGCCCATGCCCATCATTCTCAGGATGGACTCGCCCGGTGATGGTGAAGATTTCGCCATTCATCTTGCCAGTGAATAACCCATTCTTAATGTTGAGCGTGATAGTCGTGTTCTGCGGGAATAAGCTGCCACCAAAGACACGGACGGGACTGTACTCAGCCGCCTTTTGTTCTTTCAACTCCAACTTCAACCGCTCTAACTCCGTGCATTTCTGCTGAGCGCAACTGGCATCTTCGCAATACTGCGGCGTATAGATTAGACCACCACCGGGGGAAGTGGCGATGGTTGTTGAGTAGCCGCAAATACTAGATGGGCAGGTTAGTTTCTTGGCAAGGTCAATACGGTGTTCCAGCGTAAAGTCATGGATGCCCGTGCCATCTGCCAGGATACCTTGCCGCACTGAATCGACACGTAGGGCCGGGACATTGGCAACCGTGCCAAAGCACAGAGGCCACGGCTTGCCGATTAGAGTTTCGGGCGGATTCGGAAATGCACCTTCCTCGATTGAGAAGCCAACTTCAATATCCTCAATCTTAGACACAACATCGAATCGCAACGTCCTGTCGCCCTCATCCCACTCGATAGGTGAGTTGAGTACGCCCTGAAATATCAGGAACTTATCGTCAAGGCTCATGCCTTGGAACCACTGATACACCCAACACTTTTTCTTGTGCGGGTCAGTAGAGTCTAGGATTGTCTTGAGTTCGCCGCTAGGGTCATTCAGGCTCACACTAATCTGCTGTGACTGCGAGCCACCCGACACCCCAATAACATCATCCAGTCCACTTACATCATGGATGACACCCTTCACACCGGGCGCTTCTTTATCACCATAGGCAATGCGAGGCCCACCCGTCACCCATTGAACCTCAATGATGACGACTGGCTCGGTCCCTAAGCGGGTTGCCAATTTGTCGAGGGCACTAGAACTTAGATTGCGCATTGGACGCCTTTAGCAAGATTCAGGGGCCGGGGCAGATACCCGGACGCCTTCAAAGGTTAAGGTGATTGACTGGTCGGGGTCATAGCCACCGGGTAAACTGCGCAAACTGCCGGACTTGAATTCAAAGGGGTCGCCAGTTAGATACCCTTCCCACGTCTCGTTCTTGTGATTAACAAGTCGGATTTTGGCCCGGTAGTAGGAACGAATGAAAGCCCGTAGCTCTAACGCTTTCGGTCGTGCGAGGGTAAAAGTGTACGTCAACTCAGAGCGGTCATTGGACTTGACGTAGGAATAGAGTGTGCCGTCCATTGCTTGATAGAAGGTGGCCGAGTGCTTCGGTGTCTCACCATCCCCAAACTCCGGGTTCGGGAGAATGGTCATTGTGGTTGGCGTCGGCAACGGTGCTAATAGAATTACGCTCATACAACCTCCCCTTGAAACTCAAAGGTGATGCTGCGATTGTGCCGACCTTGTTGTGTGATCTGTGCATCCGGCGTTTTGATTACGCCACGCCATTGACGGTTCTCCCAATCCAACAGACCAATCTCCCTGCCCAATGAGGCCATCATAAAGTTCTTCATGTCTGAAACTTGCTGCCCCGTTAGATTGTTGACGGTCAGATGCAAGGTTTGAGACTTCGGCCACTTTGGATCGGCAAAGATGATTAGTGAACCGCCACGCGATTCGCGTTTGATGCGATTGAAAGAAAGCACGTCGGAATTGTCCGGCTCAGGATTTCGCAACACCAGAACAATGTCCGACGTGGCATACGGATAAGTAAGTGTGAGAGTGGCATGTCCAAGTACCGGCGGTGTCGTCGAGGGTGCTGTGTAAGAGGGGTCGCCACCCGTACCCACGAAGGGTGTATAGTTCTTCGGGGTACATCGACTTTCAACAACGCCTATTGCCGATTGGGAAAAGGAAATGGCCGAGTTTACTGACCTTTTAAGGACGGCTGTATATGTTGCTTGACTATCAAAAGCAATTACGTGTGATACCTCATCGCCCTTCCCAACCGTGACTGCTTGCGTCAATGCCAAGGTGCTGATGGCGATATTCTTTCGCTCAGCCGTACTGGTCAAAGACATAGTGGTGGTGGCAGAGGCCGGACGTGGCCGGCCTGCAACCGATGACAACACCATTATCGAGGAAGCTGCTACTGTGAAGTCATGCGCTACACCCACAACTTGTACAAAGTTTAGTGGAGTAACTACTTCCTCGCTCTTGATATTCGAGATAATGTCCTGCTGGAAGTCTAGCGCGCTGCTTACGCTGCGAGCATAGTTCACTGTCTCAGTTGCGGTGGACGTGAATGCCAGGATACTGTTAATTGGGATCGTCGTATAGACCGCTGTATCCGTGAAGGCGAGTGTGGATGATGCCACACCAAAAGCATCGCGCTGGTATGTAGCGGACTGCGAGAAGCTGATAGCACTGCTGACAAGGACTGGCTCATCTACCGCCGTGGCATCGCTAGTAAACGCCAGTACCGACTCTACGGACTGCTCCAAAGGATTGTCCGTAAGATCAATGCCAAGGGTTTCATTACCCCAAAGACTATCGGAAGTACCTAGCCGTCCTGTTAGCGACATTATTCCTTACTCCAATGCAAGAGCCTTCCAATGCCCTCATGGGTATTGTTGGAGTTGGCAGAGACAAAGAATCCAACTTGATCGGGACCACCACTCATGTAGGTAGTCTTACCGAATGACTTAATGAGAATCCAATTCTTTCCGTCAATGCCTGTGTAGAATTTCAAGTTAGTGCCGTCATTCTCGATCTTCAACCACACCACGTCTAGGGTGAACCAGCGATTAGACGACTTCTCGGTGGTGAAGAATGACGTGCTGGTATTCCAGATTGAAACCTCAAGATTCATGTATGAGGAATCATTGGCAGGGATGCAATTGATGGCGTTTAGTTTGCCATCTGAATTCTTCCGAAAGCAAAGGCCAAACCTGTTGGCACTTCCACTTTGGATACTCGGCATACAACAACGCCAAGCCGCGATGTACGCATAGGGAGTTGAGGGTGCTGAGCGATATAGGACGTGGGCATTGGTCCCACTTTCAACTGGATACCGCATTAAGATCGTGCCATTTTGATCTGTGGCTGAAGCGCTACCCTGATGGTCCCAGGTGAAATCACTGACAGCAAGAGCAGCCGTAGCTCCATCATTCATAATCTTGCCGAAGGGTCGCTCGGCAATCGAGGCCCCAAATATGGGGTGATAGTCCATACCCCGCCGCTTCAAGCTACCTGCGGTAAGGACAAGGCTGATTGCTAAGGCGTCGGCATGGGAGGCTGCCGTAGTTCCCTCATGCCCGCGCGTGACCGTAAGCGTATTGCTGGAACGGGCCGTACAAAGCATTATCTCGCTCTGGCAGACGAGACGGAAATTTCCTGTTGAGGGAAACACTGAGCCATCCGTGACAGTGATACTTGTAACACTGTTATTGATCGACCCATTTAGGGTCGTCGTTGCCAGAGATTTGATTTGTTCTTTTAGGGGTGCGGTCACGATGCACGACTCCAATGAACCAGCCGGATATGGTTCGTTTCGCTGCCATTATCAGAATTGTTGCAGCCCCAGAATACTCGATTTGGCGCACCAGCCATGTGCGCGGTTCGGCTGGCCGAAGCAATTTGAATCCACTCCACACCATCCATGCTAATATAGAAAATCAGGTTGGTGTTGTTATCTTCCACCTTTAGCCAAACAACCGAGCCGATAAACGTGATAGTAGTCTTTGCCAGCAAGTCAGTCGTGACTGTGGTGGCATTCGTCCACTGGTAAACTGCAACCTGTTTAGCACGGCCACCAGAGCGACTGTCAGCTTGAACAGCCAGCGTTGTCAACTTGCCTGTGCTGCTTTCCCGGAAGCCGAGGCAGAAGAACGCATAGTCAGGGCTACCTTCAACCGGCATGAGTGGTTGAAAGGCGGCGATGTAACTATACGGGGCCGAGGGTGCTGTGCGTTCGAGGATACGCACGTTGTCGCCAGAACTTGTTGTAGGGATAAGTAGGATCGTCCCATCTTCATCGGTCTTAGTGGACGACCCTTGATTCTGCCAAGTGAAATCTGTAGCCGCTAGTACGGTAACACCATCATCATCGACAAGCAGATTGAGCGGCAGCAGACTCGACCAACCCCACAGTGGAATGTTGTCGGCGGCAAGACGGTCATACCCATCGGCTGTAATGACTTGAAAGATTTTCTTGCCATCTGCGTGCGAGGCTGCGGTTGTTCCATCTTGCCCGCGAACAACAGTCAGGTTGTTGCTGGACCGGGCTGTGACCAGCATAATCTCGCTCTCGACCACAACGCGGAAGTTGCCCGTCGAGGGGTACACAGACCCATCCGTGACAGTCACGGTTGTAACGCTATTGTTGATCGCACCATTCAAGGTCGTCTCAGTAGCGTTCTTCGTTAGTTCTTTTGCAGGAGCGGTCACGATGCACGACTCCAATGCACCAGCCGGGCCAGTTGCTCGTAGGTGCTATTGTTGTAATTGTTGATGCCCCAAATGATTCGATTAGGCCCACCAGCCATATGCCCTGTTCGGCTCTCCGTCTGGACCAATACCCACTCGATGCCATCGCCAACATAGAACTTTAAGTTGGTATTGTCATCCTCAATCTTGAACCAAAGCAGATGATCGCAGAGTCCGTGGAATCGAACAGTCAAGCCTGTCCCGCTGAACGTGGTTGAATTGGTCCACTTGTAAGTTGACAGCACCATGCCGTCAACCCAGAAGCCACCATTGTTTTGATTGCTCAAACAGATTGCACTCACCTTACTGGTGCTGCTCTCACGGAAGCCAAAGAACACCAGTGGAATAGACCCGCTGCCAGGAATCAAGAGTGCGCGTAATGCTCCGATGTAGCTATATGGCGCTGATGGAGCGGTACGCTCTAAGATGCGAAGGTTCTCACCTGTCGCAGTCGGGGCACGCAGGAGAATGGTCCCGGCCTGATCTGTCTTTGATGCACTTCCTTGGTTCTGCCAAGTAAAGTCACTAGCCGCAAGGATGGTGGAACCATCATCGGCGACCAGTTTGTTCAGAGCAGGTTGGCTCGAATATCCCCACAGCGGCACGTAGTCGGCATTGTACTGGTTAATGCTGGCATCGGTTAGGATCAGTGCAATCTTCGACAAGTCAGCGTGCGAGGCTCCCGACGTGCCCTCCTGACCGCGAACGACCGTGAGCGTGTTACTGGACCGTGCCGTGACCAGCATAATCTCGCTTTCGCACTTCACGCGAAAGTTGCCGACCGAAGGAAACACGGAACCATCAGTCACCACGACGGACGTGGTGCTATTATTGATCGACCCATTGAGGGTCGTCTGAGTCGAGTTGGCGAATTGCTCTTTTAGTGGCGCAGACATGGCCGTAAGAAAACAGCGGGGTAGGGAGTATCCCTACCCCGCTGGCTAAAGAGGAAAGCGAATTAGCCGCTTACCGTGTAGGTGATTTTGAGAGTATCACCGTTAGAAACTGCAACAGTCGAGGCGAACGCAGCCGTCGCCCAGAGCGTGCCAGACGTGCCACCCTTCGTGTTGTTGCTTGTCACAAAGATGCCCTTGATCGTGGCCGTGGCATTGATTGTGAAGTCAACAGTGGACGAGTTGGTGATCGACCGGCTCGCAGCCGTACCTGCCGTCCACGTAGGACGATTGGCATTGCTGTAGGCTGTCGATTCAGTCCAACCGGCGTGGCTCGCCATTGTGTCCGCTGCGGCCAAAGCCGAGAAGCCGGAGTTGTCGATTAGGCCCAGATACCAAGTCGTAATCTGGGTTCCCGAATGGAAGTAGATTTCGAGGATGCTGTTAAGACCAACATCCACGATTCCATTGGGAATGGTAAACTGCGACAAGACCTGTCCATCGCGGATATGCTCAACGATGAATCGGCCCTTCATGTTCATTCGGGCCAGGGGCGGCGGGGCTTCCGCAGCAAAAGCCGGGGCAGAAGCAATGGTCGCACCATCACCACGCACCAACTCAAAGGCAACCGAATCTTCAAACGCTACTTTGTTCATGGTATCTCTCCGTTATGTTCTGAGACGAATGTTGCCTCGGCGGATTTCCCGGTTCAATGCCCGGCTAATATCGCGTCCGATGACTTCACCAGTTTGACGATTACCCTGCGTGTTTACATTAACATCGCCAATGTTAAAGTTGGTGACAGGTCCACCAGCGGCCCTAAATACAGGTTGACGACCTGAGTTTATCGCAACCAACTGAGAAAAGAATTTCCGAGTTGATCGAGCGTTTACTACGAACTCACCCGGCGTTAGCATAGCCGGTACTGTATCAGTCCCGCGAGGCTTGAAGGGGCTTGGCCCACCGCCTGCAAGATACGCCGGAATGACACCACCCAAAGCCCGATACACTAGACCGCCAGTGGAGAATTCTTCTGCTCCACTGCCGCCGCCTCCCGCACGGGCTGCATTCAATTCGCGCTGAGCCGCCGCAGCATTACGCGCGGCCGCAGCTTCACTATTCAATTGGCCTGAGAGCGATGACGAAGCACTGCTGGCTGCACTGGCCGAAGTGGCGGCAGCCGATGTTGCCGATGCAAGAGCGCCTTCCTCAGTGGCAGCTTGGGATGTTGTGTTCAGCAACTCTTTAGCTGTGTTGAGTTGTCCTTCAACATTCGCACCCTGCTGCACTTGCTGATTTGCTTGCTGCAACTTGCTGGCATCTTGCACGTATTGTGCGATAGCTCCCGCCAGCGAACGATATGATTCCGACAACTTCGGATTCGAGGTTTCTGTTTCCTTACTCAATGCCAAAAATTGCTGAACAGCAGCCGTTGCAGCTTTTGTGTCACCGGACTCTGCGGCGGCAATTCCCTTTTGAGCAATCTCCAATGCCTTCTGATTGCCGATGACGGCATTGATGAATTGGTCGCTCAAGCCCGCTGTGATGCCACTTGGATTGACAAGTTCACCAGCACCCGCTTTGAGTTTCTGTAAAACCTGTGTCACCGTTCCGGCATTGGTCTGCACACCTTGGGCTAGTTGCTTGAACTCAACTTCAATCTTAGCCAAGTCACGGACAACGGCATCCTTTGCAGTCGCCACGTTAGATTGCAACTCAGTCAGATTGGCCCCGGTCGAGATACCTTGCGTGGCCTGTTTCGCTCGTTGTACAATGGCCTTCTCAATTTTATCTAGGCCAGCACCTTGATTAAGCAGCTTCTCCGCATCCAATCCACTAGCCAAAGATAATTCGGTGAGTACCGGCTTGACCTTAATCTCAAACTCTTTGTTGTTCAAAGCAGCTTGCAGACTCGCCGCAGCACCCTCGAATGAAGTCTTAATAGAGACTTCCTTGCCCAACTGATCCGTCAGGGGCTTGCGAATATCTTTCAGCAAATCCCCGATGCCAAGTTTCTTAGCAAGGTCAGGATCGCCAGCTTTAGCCAACCGCTTCTGGATTTCCTCGGCAAGAGGAATGGCCTCGCGGAACTTAGCGATGCGTTCATCGTTGCTGAGTTTCTGGTCTTTGAGAGCGTCGTTTTGTAGCTTCTCGATTTGGGATTCGAGGGCTTTGATTTCCGCCAGATTTTGCTTCTGGCTGGCAAGTTCCTTTTGTGCGGTGGCCGCAGCTTCCTTTGCGAGAGCGGTCTTTCGCAACTCAGCACCGATCTGGTCGCCAAGCACGGCATTGATAGCATCTTCTGCCTGCTTCAAACGGGCACGGTCGCCAGCCTGCTTCGCCGTGTTGGCAGCAGATTCCGCAAGCGATGCAGCCTCTTGGCGAACGGCATCTGCCTGTTGCTTGGCCTGCACCGTGCCTTGGGCTTCAAGGTCATTGGCTTGCCGACGTAGGGCATTGATGCGGTTCAGGTCATTGAATACTTGCTGACCTTCGGGCAGACCTTGATTAGCTCGGTTGAATCGGTTTTGACCAACTGTGCGGGTTAGCTCGGTGATATTGGTAAACTGGTCCTGCTCGGCCTTGGCAGCGCCCTTGATTGCATCTTCTAACTTCCCGACGTAATCCTCATACGCCTTGATTCGGTCTTTCAACTGTGATCGAAGATTCTCGGTCACAAGTTGCTGAGACTTGATAGCATCCTGGGCGCTCTTGTTATAGAGAGCCTGGGCATCGGAGATAAACTTTTGCAGGGCAGTTACGGACTTGTCCAACTCTTGCTTGCGGCCTTCCGCAATCAGTTGGTTTGCCTTCGTGGTATTTTCAGCATCCTTGCGGCGGGCCTCAGCACGGCCAGCAAATACATCGTCGAGAGCGGCCTTGGCCTTGTCACCTGCGCTACCTAGATCGGCAATGGCTTTGCCGAGAGCGATGACGCCAACAGTGATGGCGATGATCGGCCCGGTGGTAGCGATGAATGCTACGATGCCACGGCCAGCAGCTACAGCACCCGCCGCAACTTTGGCGAAGGATAGCGTGAGCAGTCCATTACCTGCGGCAAGTAGCGCGGCATTGAAGTTGGCCGCGAATAGATTGGCAGCATACACAGCAGCCGCAGCCGCCGCGATTTTGATTACGTTGGTCAACCCGCCGAATGGGGCAGACAGTGCCGAGATTGCGGCCAAGGCATTACGGCCAATGTCCACAATAAACAGATTCTTGACCCGCTCTAAGTCTTGTTCTACTTGCTTGGCATTCGTGTTGATGATGATGTTATTTTTCTGCTCAAGCAGATCAGCACCAACCGCCTTGATCTTGGCGAGGTTCTCGGCAGCGCGCTCAGCTTGATCGCCAGTCAATCCGATAACGCCGCGAGCAACGCGAATGTTCTCGGTCAGTTGCGTGATTTCAGAGGCCGTGTCACCAGAGATAGCTGTGATCTTTTCCAAGAACGGCAGGAACCCACCCGCTGCCTGGATGCCAGCTTCCGCCGTGCTAACTCCTAGCTCAGCAAACACCGCCTTCATTTCAGTTGTTGGCTTCAACAGGCCACGGATCGTGTTGCCCAACAGGGTCATAGCCTCATCAGCCGGAACGCCCGTAACTGTGAGGGTAGCCAAGGCTGCCAGCACTTCGTCGATGCTAACACCAACCTGCGCGGCCACGACGGTAACACGACCGAGAGAATCAGCAACTTGGTCCAGAGTGAATCGGCCCAAGTCAACGGCCTTAAACAACTTGCCAGAGATATTCGCCGCCTCAGACGTGGCAAGGTTGTAGGAATTCAGTACCGAGGAAATCGCATTAACGGCCTGTGGAGTTGTAGCCCCGGTCACGTTAGCCAACTTCAATGCAGTCGCCAGCACGTCTGCACTTTCAGCAGCATTACCGATTTGATTCGACAGTAACTCATATTGTGCCGCTGCCACTTCTGTAACGGGCCGACCGAATTCATCAGCCAGGGCACGAACCTGTTTGTTCAGTTGCTCAATGCCGCCGACTTCCGACCCGGCAATTGTCTGGATGCGGGCCAGGGTCTTTTCGTAAGTTACCGCAGCCGTCACGCCTTCGATCAGACCATTTGTAATTTTGCTGATCGCATTTGACAGTAAGTTGGCGGACACGACTGCCGCGAGGAACCCGGTATTCAGGTTGCTCAGGAAGTTGCTGCCACCACCGCCAGCATTCTTAATACCATTCAGTTGCGTAATTAACTTCGCAATCTGAGCCTGTGGACCGACGAAGGCTGAACCCAAGTTGTTGCCGATGCTCTTAATCTGATTTGCAGTCAGACCGGCCCTTGCACCAACTTGGGAGATTTTCTGAATGAGGGCATTCGCCTGATTGAGCGAATCGCCTGAAAGCCCTGCGGTTTCTCCGCCAAGGGACTTTTGAATTTTGATGGCGGAGGCTTGCTGAGTCCGCCGAGAAGCAGCCGCAGCCTCAGCAGCCGCAGCCTTCTGAGCGGAAGCCGCCGCCTGATCTTGGGCACGTTGCAAGCTGCCGAGAGTCTTAACAAGGTCCGTGACGGCCTTCGCATCCTGATTGATGGAGCCGAGTAGATTCTGACCGGACTTGCTAAAGGCAGTATTGGCAGCCGCCGCAGCCTGCACGTTACGTGCATACTGGCTAAATAGGGAGCCGAGCGTTCGCAGCGTGCTAATCGCTTGCGAAGCATCTAACCCTAGCTTCTGTGTGATTTCATCTGCCATCAGAAGGACCGCTTATCAAAATCGAAGAATTGTGTAAGGTCAGGAAGTTCGGCCTGTGCCGCAACTTGCAGAAATGCCTTTTTAGCCTGAGCCTCAAAGTTGTAGGGGCCGGGTGTTTTCAGGTGAATGCCCCAGATGCGGGCGTCAAAGAATTCGTTGATTATCAAATGCTTCAACGCTGTTTGGTATTCGATGGTCCACTTGCCATTGCCGCCTTCTAGGGTGGCTGAACTTTGTGATGCCCCTCTTGAGGATTGGTCGCTTTTGGCTTTACCGCGAGGCGCACCGATGGAGATTGGATGCTGTAGCAAGTGGGCCAGTGGCAAGACTGTACCCACAGATTGACCGGCCCAAACTGGAACGATTCTGATGAACTCTGTTAGCCAAGCATCCCATGCCCGGAACAGTTGTCTTTGCATTTCATCGTCGATAGCCTTGATAGCTCCCGACGTGCTGAAATTCAACTCAGCAAAGAATCCTTCTAGTTTCATAAGCCTGCTGCCTGACCCGTGGCCTCGATAATCTCAATATCTTCGTGGTCACGAACTTGAGAGTATGCTAGAAGTTGAGCCTGAACCCAGGGGTCATTATCATCCCACCGCCGCTTCACGTTGGGCGGTAGGATGCCAAGTCTTTCGCACGTGCGCCATATCGCATAGTGCATCGTCCGAAACTTCGGCCAGAGGACCGACTTTACACCTTCCCCTGACCAGCTAAGAAAGCCTGTCGAGCAGCCTCCAACTTTGCTTCATCGAGAGCATTGGCTTGCAGAGCAAGACCAACGATCTTGTTGATTTCGATGATGGAGAACTTCGACTCTTGCAACTCGGTCACATAGTTCGGCCACGTATCCGGCTTGAGCATGTCCACTGTTTCCCATTCCAACCCATCCGTAGCTTGCAGGGACTTGAGGATAATCCAGGCCATACGCCGCTCATTGTGCATATTGACAGCGGCCACGTAAGTCGGATCATCGGCAACGACTTCACGCCGATTGCGAACCACTCGAACAGGGGCCTTGGGTTCCAGACACAACTTGTCAAACTCGTCATAGTCCAGAACAGCTTGAGCCTTGAACACAACCTCCCCATCACCGCGAGGAAGCACTAACACCGCAATGTTAGGGCATTCCAGCTTTTCACCATGAAACTTCATTTTACGACTCCTGAGTTAGTAAAGGCCCCGCCCGCAATGGGCGGGGCTTTGTTGCTGAGAACTTACACGCGAGACACGCCCGGCTCAACGGAATTACACTTTCCCGTCACGCTGATCGTGGCATCACGCAAGTTGAATTCGAGGCTCTCGTACCGGAAGTCCGGGAACGTGTAATCCTCATTCAACTCTGACCCGCAGGGCGGATCGTACACAACTTCAATGTCAATGGCGAACGGCTCGCACGGGTCGCTAGACGAACTAGCAATCGTGGAGGCTTCACCTTGCTGCTTGAGGAAGTCGATAGGTGACGGAAGCCAAGCCCCGCCCGACCCATTCGTGTAGAACTCATACAGCAAATCCAGCTTCACTTCGACCGGCTGCTCATCGCCACGTCGAACCGTGTCTAGGTCGCCACGGTCACGGACGTAATCGAATTCGCGCTTCTCAGACCAAGTGAGATTGCCGTTACCAACCTTAATCTCGATGCGAGCAGGCAGGAAGGTAATGTCGGCATTGTCAGCCGGGATTCCATCAGCCGTGGCAAAGGCCGGGCTGAACGTGATGATGCCGGTCGTGCCGCCCTGATTGAGCGTGCTGACCGTCACCGTATCGCCGCCACCCGACAAGTCCACGTCCGTAGCCGTCATTTGGGCGACGTTCGTGTTCAGGTAGGCTTGGGTAAACTTCACGATCCACTTGCCGGTCGCGGGCTTCGTCACAATCACGTCGCCAGGGGCGATGTTGGACAGAGCCTCAAGAGCCGTCTGCACGTCGCTCGCGCTCGCGTTATAGGCGATATTCGCGGTCGTTTGTGCGCTGAAAGTGAGGGTGAAGTTACCAGACGTGGCATCCACGGTAACAAGTTGGTTTTCGTTCTTGTCCGTGGCAGTCACGGTATAGAACGCTTGGGTCGAGCCGACCACCGAAAACCGTGCGCCAATTGGCACGACGGTTCCAGCATCCGGGAGGCTCGCCAAGTTGTCAATGTAAATCGACGTGTTACCATTGGCCGGTGCAGCCGGAGCGCCAGGTCCATTGACTTTGGCCGTGCCGGCAAAACCGTCCTTAAAGTAAATCGTCGTGTTACGAAGTTCAATTTGAGCCATTGGCTTTTGTTCCTTTCAATCAGAATTACGGGTCGCGGGACACGCTCGGCTCGACGGCATTACACTTGCCCGTCACGCTGATCGTGGCGTCCCGAAGATTGAACTCAAGGCTCTCGTAACGAAAATCCGGGAACGTGTAATTTTCGTTCGTTTCCGACCCGCACGGCGGATCGTAAATTACTTTCACGTCGATGGCAAACGGTTCGCAGGGGTCGCCAGACGAACTTGCCAGATTCGCAGCCTCATTGGCCCGTTTCAGGAAGTCAATGGGCGAGGGCAGCCAAGCACCGCCAGAGCCGTTCGTGTAGAACTCATACAGCAAGTCGATTTTTACTTCGACTGGCTGCTCATCCCCACGTCGAACAGTATCAAGATCGCCACGATCCCGAACGTAGTCAAATTCCCGCTTCTCCGACCACGTAAGATTCCCGTTACCAATCTTGATTTCGATTTGGGCCGGAAGGAACGTGATCGCAGCATCATTGGCAACAGAACTTGCCAAGGCCGGGGTGAAAGTCAAACTGGTAGTCGGGGGACCGCCAGAGTGAGCAGTTACCGTGTGTACGGGCGTGCCAGTCTCACCAGCGATG